CGAGACCCCCTCCCTATGTCTTTCGACGTGCATGCGTTTATGTTTGAGCTTGTACGCTCGCTCTTGTTACTTTCTTATAGATTCCTAAGATGTCATTTGCAACGATTTCATCAATTGCACGTTCAATCTCAGCATCCTGTTCACTTTCGATCATATCGTCTTTGATTTTAGCTATTCGCATCAGTCTTCCACAACAATCGTAATTGTGATTGATGTCGAACATAAACCAATTATTGAAATCTTCGAATGGATCGAAAGGATTATCGATTGTCGTTAACTTACATTCGTTTGCCATAATCAATTCGCTCCTTTCAAATACTTCGATACTGTTGATGTCGATAAGCCAAGCTTCTCAGCAATCTGCCCGATTGTGTATGTAGAAGACATTGCTTTGATTCTTGTTACTTGTGCACTACTTACAGTAGACGTTGTCTTAGGCATAGAACGTTGTCTAAGATTGTCAGCATCTGCATTGTTAAGTATTCTCTTAAGTGTGTTCTCACTTACAGCACCAGCTTGAATAGCTTCCCATTCTTTATCTGAGATCTTGATAGATCGATCACGTCTTGCTACAGATCCTACTTCTTCACGGTACTTAGACAATGCTTTTTGACCTGCTTTCTTAGCATCAGCCTTACTCATGGTAGGATCAGCCGCCATTTTAGACTGTAAGTCTACATTAGCTTTTCTCTGAGCCGTTCTTTCTCTAACTCTATTGAGTTCAGCATCGTTGAGTTTGGCGGCAAGAGACGAAACTTCGTTTGCGTACAGAGTCTTAGCAGTCTTAGAGTACTCGATCTTACCGGTGTTAACCATCTCAACACGGGCCCGGTTAGCCAAACTCTTCATACTGTTGGCATAGTCGGCATAAAGAAGCTCCATGGGGTGCTTGTACGTAGACACCAGGGTATTGGCGTCATCTGTCTCCGCCATACGGGTACTAGCCTGGGTTCTCTTGGACAACTTATAGACGATGTCACCGCCCTTATTAGTGTACGTTACATCACCGGTCTTAGGATCTACTCGTTTCACGGGGGTATACTCCTCGCGTGCATTCTTATCCTTAGGGTCGTATGTTACTTTCTTACTGTCGATGGTTCTTAATTCTATCTCGCCGGTGTCCTTGTTCTTTTTACGAACGGGATAGTACAGATCATCTGCTGTCTTCCATAACTTAGCACCTTCAGGTTTGGTAGGATCATAGTCTTTAGTGCCTTTGATGTTAACCTTCGGGCTTCCCTGTCTTTTGTCTACAGACTCTTCACCTTTACTACGTGATAGTAATGTAGATGCACCACCAGACTTAACAACATTACCATCAGCATCGATCTCTTTGATCTGGTACTTTTTCTTAAGAGCTGCTATGTTGTTGTCGATCTCGCTTTGCTTGTAGTTAAGCTTGTGCTTACCAGCATCGATAACAACCATACTGTGTCTAACAGCAGCAGCTAACTCATCCTGTGATGCTCCACCTAAAGTCATGTCCGTGATCAGGTTAGAGATAACACCCATCTCTTTCTGAGTATTGTCTTTACCAGTCTTAGGATCTTTCATGTATTTCATACCGGGCGATTCATGGTACTCAACCTTAGGATCAAAGCCCTCAAGTCCCTTTAATGGAGGAGTTGAGGTAATCTTTACTTTACCAGCACGATCGTGTGTAGGTATTGCCATAACAGTATCACCATCAAAGTCAGCACCAGACAAACGATCTGCAATCTTATGATTGATTCCAATGCCGTCGATAGATTCTTTACCAATGATCTTGTTACCTAACGGGTTCTTATTGTTAACGGTCAAGATTGGTATCTCGAATGTACCGCCATGAGGATAACGAATAAGAGCCAGCTTGGTTCCGTCCTTGTAGTTAGGAGCGTACACTTCGTTATCTTTAAGCGTGTTGATAGGTATAATTACATGGTACTTCTGTCCAGGTAAAGCAGCAGCCTTAAGATGTACAGCAGCGGAATCACATCCATCAGCGAACTTATTCAGCCAGTACTTCTTAACAGTAGGGTTTGTAAGTGACATGATCTCGTCAAACTCTGCCTGCTTATCTGCTTTCGCTAAACCAAGTTGTTTCTTAGCCATAGACAACGACTGCTTAGCTAAGAACTGTGAAGGCAACGCGTCTTTCCATTCGTCCCAGTCACCCTGATCGGCACGTTTGTTGATCAATCCAAGATGATCTTTACCGTCTTTTCCTTTGTACCAATACTGTCCGCCCTGGTTAGCGTCTTTGATAAGAGAACCAAAAGGATTCTCCGGATCGTCCTTAACGTCTTTCAACACATCCATTTTAGCGACGTTTTTTGTTTTGTTTGTGTTGAAGATAACGTCTACACCATCAGGAAAATCCTTAGGGTCACCATATACAGCCATACCTTTGATGTACTTCTTACCGTCAACCATGATACGAACCTGCGAATAACGGGACTCGCCAAGAGACAGATCATCCTTACCAGGACGAAGTTCTACAATTCCGTCTTTGTCAATTCCTCCGTCTTCTTTGTATCGAATCATGAGGCGTTTCGAATCTAAGCTTTCTGGATATGTAAACTTTCTTCTGAAACTTTCACCACCATCAACGGCACGATAGTCATTAATAGTATGTATCTGATCCAGATTGTAGATCTCGTTGTGTTTTGTACCAGGAGGACACAGAACCTGCTGAGTTGTCTTCTGATTAGCATTAGTCACCTGATCAAATCGGCTGCCATAAACTTCATAGCCATCACCCTTAAGTTTATATAGAGCCTGATCAAGTCTGGTTCTAGTTACACCGAGCTCTATCTCGACACCAGCCCCAACGTCAATCATACCTTTCTCGTCACACTGTTTCTTAAGAAAGTTAGCAGTCTCAGCAGCCACTTTCATTCTCTCTTCTGAATGAGGATCAAGTAACGATCTGACGGTAGACTCGGTTAATCCCAACTCTCTACCAATCTCAGTAGCTCCTTTACCGTCCGCTTTCAAAGACTTAGCTTTGTTTACAAGAAGCATACGTCTCTCGTAGTTACACCAAGACTTCTCGTTACGATAGTCATCAAGAGTAACATCATCACCAAAAGCTTTCTTAATGTTTTCAGCTGTCTCAGTCCAACCCTGTTTCTTGAGTTCTGCTACTCTACTAAGAAAGTCCTGGTTATGCTGATGAGGGTCTTTACCAGATCCCCAAGGATATCTACCAGATCGACGAGGCATGCCATAATGCTCAAGAAATTCTTCGTCAGTCATTGATGCGCTGTCAAGATAGCCAAATATCTCTTCTGAAATAGCATTCATGGCTTACCCCTCCTCTATTTTTTGTAGTACCTTGTCAAGATGTACGATCTTATCCATGATCGGCAGAATATCCTCAGCAGTAGGATTGTGTACAAGCACTTCGTCCTGCTTGTATAAACGGAGTTCCATGTCGATCTCGCCAGGCTTAACTTTGTACTCCAAACAAAATAAAGCAGCATATACTTCAAGCTGCTCGATGTGATCTTCAATCTTTCCGGACTTACCGGTCTTGAGATCGTGTATACGCAACATATTGTTTCTGAATGAGATAGCATCAGCAGTACCGAAGAATCTCTCAGAATAAAACAAAACAACCTCTGTATCCATCTTGAAACCAATAGCATCGTTTACATATGCATAAAGGGTTCTTTTGGAACGAGGTTGTTTAATTCCTAAATCGATTGTCTGTTTGGCCCAGGCATGAAGTTTTGTGCCCATCTCTGCGGCCTTGCGATTCAGATAGACTTCAACAGCTTTGTCGTCGTCATACCTAAGCCAGTGAGATTGACTAGCCGTGAACGGGGCGTGCAATCCCTCAAGTTTTTTGTGATCATTGAATTTCATAGTTGCCTCCTTTATTGCTTAAAGTGCTCTTTAAGATCAGTCAGCACTTCGTTCTTTACTTCAGGTGATATGAATCTCGCAAAGGACATTTCATTCATCAAGTTCACATAGTATTCTTGATTTGGCTGTTTCTTCGCTTTCAATGTTTTCTTACATTCAAGACTAGCCCATTTCTTACCAAACAAAATCAACAGGTCAGGTATTCCCTGAATATAAGAACTGTCATTCTTCATAACGATACATCCAGGAAACATCTTCTTTATTGTCTTTATAAGGTTTGATTGAAATTTGTTTTCTAACACAAGCTAGCCTCCTTTCTTAAAACAAAAAGAGAAGAAGCACAAAAATGCACTTTCTCTCTATAAAAGGGCGTGTTTTTTTCGCGAATTTTGAAATAGCCAAAAATAAAAAGAAAAGAGCCTTAGATTTCTCTAAGACCCTCAAACTTTTCGTTTATGAATTTCATAGCTTCTGTTTTAGTCATTTTGCAACTAACGATCTTGTTAAGCTGCATATACTGTTTATAAGATTTATTACCAACCCAGTAACTTTCTCTCGGATACTCTATCTGTTCCCAAGTTCCATCGCTCCACATGATAATAAACGCTTTCTTACATGCATCTCTCCAATGTACATACATTGCAATTGGTTCATTTGCCATAAATATCACTCTCCTTTCTATAAGAGAATGTGTTTATTTAGCGAAAAAGAAAAGAGCCCGAAGACTCTAATCTTTTGTAGGATCGCCATACTTTTCAATATAAATGTTTTTAAGTTCCTCAAATTTCTGAGTATATCGCGCTGCCATAGTACAGTAATGCATATACTTTGCGACCGAAGCTTTGAATTGTACATCAGACATATCGTGTAACCGATCTATCTGTCTATTCATACATCGCTTCATTTTCATAAAATACATGTGCTCCATTCTATAGGCGTGTCTCAGTTTTAAACTTAATATCAACATAATGTTACCTCCTTATATATGGTTATCTGTTTTCATAATAGGCCCTGTATTTTTAGCGAAAAAGAAAAGAGCCCGAAGGCTCTAATCCTTTGAAACTTAATTTTCTAAAGGTGTACTAACCAATACGAATCGTTCCCATTTCAGTGTTTTAGGAACACCGCTTACCTCGACAAGTTTTGTACCGAGAACACCTAAATCTTCGATGGTTAATCCGTCTACGTTATCATAGCCGGCATAATGGCGACGTCCAGAAACGGACAATGTTCCTTTAATATGTTCGTCCAAATAGTCACATTTCGTGATACGCCACTTATTAGTGCCCAACTTATAACATCCGAATCCGACCAAAGCCAGACCTGCGGTTGCCTCTACTGCAATCTTGATCTCTGTCTTGTGTTCTTTGATCCACTGTTTAATTTCTACTTTCTTCATTTTGTTGTCCTCCTTAAATATAAGTATTTAGTTTCATAATAGTATTGGTTATCTTCGCGAGATAGCATCACCGATTTTTGAGAGTCCGGTTCCAATACTCTCAAGACCGTAAGCTACACCGCATCCAATCATGCCAGCCAGGAACATCCACGCGTCGCTGTTACCTGTCCCCATACAAAATATAAAAGCTCCAAACATTACTAAACTAAGAATCATACACATGATTATTTCTCCTTCCAAAAAGTTCAAATCAATTAACAATATCACCGAAATCAATGAGATCACGAATATCACAGTTGAGTGTATAGGACAACTTAATAATATTCACAACACTCGGAATCACTCTTCCGTTCACATAGCGACTAAGCACCGGTTGCGGAATACCAGTCATCTCTGCAACTTCCATTTGAGAATATCCGGATTCTGCTATGATTTCTCTCAAGTTGTCAGCAAATATGTCAATCCACTGCATTTCTGTCATTGTTACTCCTTTCTGCGGGATTATAACTCAAATGTATATGGGCCTAAAAGTATTTATATATTTTATTTTTCTTTATAATAAATAGGGTATATACATCTGAGTTATAATTAGCCCAAAATAGGCCTTTTTACCCCCATTTTATAACTCATATGCATAATTTTTATAACTCAAATGTATATCGATATTTTTAGGCCCAATTTTTCGATTTTTCGCAACCCAAAAATTTTTCATCCATTATACATTTGAGTTATAATTGTCACTGCAAAATATACACGAGAGTTATAAAATTACCTCCAAATTTTGCCCGTTTTTACGTCCCGAACCACGATTCTTTCCTCAATATGATAGCCAGAAAGCTCACAAATATCGAACAAAGTATGTATAAATTTGTCAAATCTGTCCCTCTCATTCTCCATATTTTTGATCGCACGGTACGCTGTAGGGTCATTATAACCCTCTCCATTCTTCCGCAATTCCTGGTCTTCTTTACCCATCGCATTACCTTTCCGGCTCCAGACGCACACCACCGTACTTCCAGAGATCCTCTTTCAATTTGTCCATATCCAGTTCGCCGTTCTGCCATCGCTCATAGTAGTCCAAGACATGTTCAGTAAACTCGGGAATCTTCTTGTCGTAAGTCTTCTGCCAATAGTGATCCATAAGCACCTCAAGCGGTAAAGTAAGAAGCAACACCATAGCCTCGTTACAAGCTTTAGTAGTTGCTTCCTGCTTCATCAACTTAATCTGATCCTCTGTCAAATTATATGTCTTGGTTTTCTTTGATTCCTCTCTAGCAGCACGACGAAGTTCTGCCCTAGTCATTAGTCGCCTTCTCAACGCCAGTAATCAACTCAGAATACGGTAACGTCTCAATCCAGTTACACAGCTTTATCCACTCGTCCAACTTGTGATTCCTACGAGCGTGGTAAATGTTTGCCAGCACCTCATAGTTCATCATGACATTACGAGTCTGGTTATAGCTGCTAGGAAGGAGCTGAATCATCTGACACCAAATATCTTTAGCCGACGGCCCGGTCTGTGGTACGATTTTAAGAGCTGCTAAATATCTTTTTCTGGTATTGTTTAGCATCTCGATTGTAGCATTAAGCATCTCAAACGGAGATAGACCTCTCCACCCCCCACCAAGAGGATAACAATATATCTCGTTATCAAATAAGTTCTCAGTACTGAAATCCTCCAAAGTAAACTCAGACTCTGTAATCTTATGCATGGAGCTACAAGAGTTCGTAACAGTACCAACCTTGTAAGTATCGAATTCCTTCCACCAATATAAAGGAGCTGTAATTCTCACATACACCGGCATCATCCGCATGTACTTTCTGTGATCCGTACCAGCGTTAGACAAACGTTGCATGAGAGAACGGTCATTATCGCCTAATGTGAATGCATTTATACTAGACGCTGTAATAAACGTACTACCCTCAGTACACACTCGAGCTATATCACTATCGCTCCTCTCCCACGAATTCATAGGATTCCGCATTCCTTCAATAATGAATTCCATCTGTTCCGGACTCGCCAGAACCACGTGTTCTAATTTAATCATCTTGTCGCCTCCAATACTATTTCAGTTTTACACTGCGGACACTTTATGATCTTTCTGAATCTAGCCATCGGATGATTAAAATTGTCCTCTTTCTGAATGTCCTCATCTTCGAAAGAGAATACACATCCGCAATTCAGGCATGTCGTTGTCTGTCTCGTTCCTGATTTGATAATCTTAATCATTCTACTGCCTCCTCTTCATTCTCACGCTCATACTCGGCCTTCATCTCTTTAAGGATACGAACCGTAGATTTAGAAAGCACCATACGATGTTTACAATTGGGACATTCGACATAATGAGCGAATGCATCGACAGCCAAATTATCGAACATGTGCATCTTAATATCGTCATACGAATATCTAACGGCACACCCACAAATAGGACACATATCAACTTGAGTCATAGTCCAGTTTTCTGGAATATCCGCCGTTGTATCTTCCGGACCGCCACCAGCAATCTTTTCAAGGCTATTAGCGATTCTGGTAAGCTGCTTTAAAATATCACTACTCATTTGACACATTCTCCTTTCAAGAATATTTATAATGCGGACAAGCAATATCAACCGTACAATCGGTATACGCTATGTCTTTATTTGCATTTGCAGCAAGACTAATTAGCTCATCCTTGAGTATCTCGGGTCCGCCAAACTTTTTACATACCTCGTGATGACAGCACTCGTCACATTTTGTTGTCACTAGAATATTCATCTACTTTCTCCTTTCAAATAACAGTTTGTATACTCTGATAGTTAGGTTGCCGAAAAAGAAGCTCACAAATATACCACAATACATGACAACACACACCGCAACTACAAACGGCCATAAGAATATCAGCATCCAAAACGCTAAAGGGTTAAAGGAATTGTTTATGTATTCTTCCGTTGTTAAGCGATCTGAGCATTCACGATAGCTGTAAACTGTGTACACAGCAGCAACAATCAACCCGATTACAAAATATAAAGCAATCCATTTAATCATGCACAACACCATCCTCTCGTCCTTTACACTCACATACAAATCGTACTTCTTCTCTCGACAGATCAACCCAGTACTTTTTCTCGTTATACACGAAGAGGTCACCATCGAAATCAATTCCACTACTCGGCTCCGACGCTGCTGCCAGAATCAGGATTTTTGTCGTTTTGTTCATCTCGCTCTGCTGCCTCCTTAATTCTATTCAGTTTCACATCTACAGCTTTGGTTAATACGCCTGCATTCACGCCAAATATACACTGCAGAATTGTCGTTGCTATAATCACATCTGCCATTTCCTCAACGAGACCGATTATGTCTCCTTTTCTTCTAAGCATCTTACTTGCCTGCTGCTGTAATTCGGCCAGTTCTTCCATAGATATAACTAACAGAGTAGCCGCCCCGTTATGCTCAATAGACTTTGCATAGATCTCAGTACGCTCCTCATCTGTGAATGCGATATCACTGTTTAATCCTTCAATAAATTTTTCTCTATTCATTTTTATTTCCTCCTAATCTCTTAATACACTGTAATAATGTTTCCATACAATCCGGGCAACAATCGGTTGAACCATAACTGAAATACTTTCTGTTAGTATCAATGCTAATTAACATGTAGCCATTTGGTTTCTTGCTGTTTTGCCCCTCATTATACGGCTCATATAACTTTCCGCAAAGATCACATTTTTTCGCTGCTGCCATTTTGCTCCTCCTTTTTCGTCCAATTTACAGGCTTGTCTGTGTGCTCGTTCATGGGATGATCTAAACAGTCATCGCACGGTTCCTCGTTTTCTTTCTTTTCGAAATGTGCACAACTGCCACAATATAAAGCAAAGCACACAATTCTTAAATCTCGCTCATCCATAGAAAACAAAAAGAGAAGCCCATTAGGACTCCCCTTCTTCTCCTTCCTTTTCATTTTTGGGTTCTCGCACTTCGTCGTAGACACCCTTTGCTACTCCGGCTACAAATGCTGCAATTATAGCACCCATCGTAACCCCGATACCAAATTTAATGCCTTCTTTCATGTTTTGTTACCTCCTTATAATGAAATTTGTTAGGTTCTCATAATACGATCTGTTATTCTCGCGATTCAGTATCGCCACATACTCGTCTAACCAGACTACCCTGAATATCAGTGATGTCATCTATAGTCGTTGACATTCCGCTTACGAGGTCTACCATGTAGTCTAATTCGCGTTCAACGATGGCCAGATGATGCTTGCATTTCCCGCATTCTTTTTCAAGCTGGTTCACCTGAATTTTAAGAATAATAATTACTATAAACGCGCACACTAAAGCCACTCCAACTGCTAACATACTCTACCTCCTAATGATTCTCTTCGAACTTTCGCTCGTTGAATTTCTTTTTCTGACTTAATGCTTTACTAATAGCCAGATCAATACCAGATCGACTCTTCAAATGATAGTAATATAAATCCGTGTAAGGTGTGTTCATTCTGTCGATTCGTCCAGCAGACTGTTGCATAATTTTGTAACTGTAATTCTGGGAATAGAAGACAATTGTATCTGTGGTAATACAATTCCATCCCTCAGCGCCTGCTGTATACTGTACGAGATAGACCCACCGCCTACAATCAGGAACCGGTTGATGTTTGTGTCCGTTCCACTCTGCGATTTCAACATCTTCTCCATAATACATTCCTTTCAAAATATCAAGCTCGTAATCGTAGTTGTAGAAGACAATGATTCTAGGATGCTTTTCGAATATCTCGAGTAAAGCAACCTGTCTCGATACATCTTCGTTCACAATTCTACGCAACACATAGCAAAGACCACCGGCATGCTGAATAGGCTCTTGCTTATAGGGGTCCCATCTGTTTTTTATAGCATCTTTATACTTCGACACTACATATCTTACATATACATCCTCATGATGAGACACCGTCTTACGATCAAAGTCCATGTCAACAAGAATAGATCGTCTAAGTCTAACCAGACGACCGGTATTTAAATATCTATCAACCTTAGGAAACTTCGAGTACCTGCTAAAGACAATATGTTCTCGCTCGAACTCTGTCTTGTTACGATAGAATCCATTAGCAAGAAACACCGGAATATAATCATTCCAAGTATCTCCGGGAGTTGCTGATAACAGTATCCAGTCGTTTGACTTAGCAATCTTCAGGAACGCTTTTGTCCATGCGCCATACCCGACAACTCTCTGCTCGTCAAATATAAAGAACGAATCTTCTACCCCAGCATATTTCTTGATGTTGTTCCAAGAATCAATTACCACCTTATTTCCGTAAAGCTTGTTTTGTTCTGGATTGACAGATAACAAAAACGGTACTAACTCGCCTTCCCATTCAAGAGAATCTCTTTTTTTCGCAGTGGTGATAATATAAAGATCCTTAGGTTTACCTTTCATAGGCTTGTATGGCATGAGCTTACCACCCTGTTGTATAAAATAGTAAGCAAGAGAGGTCCGAGATTTACCAGAACCTACTCCGCCACACAATATAGAACCAGTCTTCATCCTAGATATTGCATCAAGCTGATAGTCTCGTAAGAATGGCTCGCTATTCATTGTCTCTTACTCCAATAAGCGTCTTCCAAATATCAAGAGCCTCCTGACCCTGGACCGCGTTCAGAATCTCAGCCGGTTTATTAGGGTCTTTACGCCCGACGATCATTACCGGCTCGTTGTTGTTATCCGGAATATCAATGCTTACTATAACGCTTTTTGTCATACTCATTCTCCTTTCTCGACAACTCACAGTTTGTTTCTAAATCATCAGGAACATCTTCTTCACCAAACATACAAAGATTGATTTCCCCGTAATAGTACGGACAATCTTTACACCTTTCGTAATTTTCCATATTCATTCTCCTTTCTCGACAATCACATACAATCTTCGCCCGTTGACTACACCACAGCTTTCTAAATATCCATGTTTGACCAACTCATAAACGCCCATTGTCCCAACAAGGTACTCGATATAATCTTCATATATAGAATCCAAATCTCCGCACTTCTCAACTAAAATGTTGTAACAGTAATCAACGTATCTCAATTAAAACAGCTCCCTTTTTATTCTTTTATTTCAATGCCGTAAGCTATACATCCAAACCGAATATCTTTGTCAACGTTTGATCCGTCATATATGATCTTATCGCCATTAATGCTTGTAAGCTCTGTGCCGATAGGTAAAATAGGCAAGATATATAACGGCAGTAAATACAAATCAGGCTGGTCTTCGCTCCACAGCCCAAATCTCAGCTCGTACGCTTCATCTCTGGTTAAGTGATTCCAATCGATGTGTAACTTCAATGCTCCTAAGAACTCATCAGTTACTTCTTTTACTTTTTTTCTACAGTACTCGTCAGACCATTCTGTGTACTGAACGGTCTCGGCAATGCAATTTGCGTAGCATACAAAATATTCTCTAATTTTATCTCTCATATTTGTTACCTCCTTTAGTCCTCCAATTTAATGTTAGTCGTTCAGATCGTCATCGCCGACCAGTCTGACATTAGTCAATACATAATCCCAGCTAGTTCCAAAATGAGATACGCCCCAAATATAAACATGTAGACGCTCATTGTAGAACACTAGCTCATCAGTATACTCAGATAGGAATTCGTATCCATACTCTGAGATAATGTAATCCTGATAAATATCATGCTCCAGATCACCAGCCACAATCTCCCAATCTTCCATGGTCTCCGCACGAAGATAGTTGTTCATGATACTTGGCCCAATTATTTTAGATAGAGTCAGATAATCCAAATATCCGTTTTCCAATCCATAACTAGACACTTCCACACCATAAGCTTTATTCCCGTACAATTTAATAGATCTTTCCACAACAAATCACTCCTGAGTTTTTTTTATTTGTCCAG